CACTCTTCTCCACTTCGTTGTTTTACTTTGATAATTAATTCAAAGATATCAAATGTATCACTACAATTAGTATAGCAACGAAAAAGATGCGTATTAGAATAATAGTATAATTTATGGCTATCTCCGCCATGGCATATAGTTTTAGATATTAAAGTGTCTTTATATCTACGAGGTTCACCACCGAGTTCTACTAATATATCTTCAATTTGAGTAACTGTTAAAGAATTTTTTAATTCATCTTTATCAAATTTCAGAACGCATCATCCTCTCTTGGCACCACTTGAATATTAATAGCAGGAACGTCAATTACTGAATATTGATAGTCTGTAACAAATTTAGGTTCAATTTTACAAGTCGCTTTGTTTGAAGTACACCACAATAAAACATCTTTATATTTACCACGACGATTTTTATATACTGAAATTTTAGTATCTGGAATTGGATATCCTTGTGTTTCAATTAAAGGTTTTAATGCGTCTAAATCATCTTGACTAGCATTGAGCATAATCATACCACTATCTATTTTATCGGCAATAGATTTAGCACCTCTTAAGAGATTCTGGTCATATATTTGAGCTGTCCTATATTCAGCATTTAATTGAGTAGCAGTTTCAATAAAAACTCCATATTCAACAGCAAGATCCTTTAAACGGACAGCAATCATGAAAAGAATATTATACTCTTTTAAACCATCAACTTTTGATTTTCCACTGACCTCAGATAAGATTTTCATACTAGTATGGATATAATCATGAAAAATATATCGAGCATTGAATTCTCTTACACCAAACTTAATTGTATTTTCAATATCTTGTAGACTAAAATCTGGGAGACGTTTAATTTGAAGCGGGGAGTCAGCTAAAACCGCTGCCGCATGCTGGACCCGCTCAAGCTCACCTGGCTGGTATTGATTATAAAGGATATGATCTTCATTTACATCACTGATAAAAGCTAACATCATAGTTTGAATTTCATCAGCTTGTTGCTCGGTTGTAATATAGATAGTAGGCTCTTTAGTTCCATTCTTTTCCCATTTATTATTTTTATATAATTCTCCACAAGCAATAGTACAAGCATCAGCAATCATTGATCTAGTCTTACCAACGCCAGTTGCCGCAGATCTTAAATATAATTTACCTAAACGGGCGCCGCGCGTTACAGTATTAATTAAATCACCGAATAAAGGTACTCCAAATTCTGGAATAGTCATCAATCGAGTAATTAATTCTTCGGCGCCTTCCCCTGCTTGAATAAATGAATTATCTGCATTATCAATATATTTAGCTTTTACTAATTCTATTTTACTATCAATAGTATCAGCGATTTTTTCAATAGGGGTGTTATCTAACCAATCTTCTTGTGCTTGCTTTTTCTTTTGATCAAAAATGTTATCTACATCATATAACCAAGAAAGATTTAACCCAACTTGTTCTTGATACATACGGAAAAGAGTCATCTTTTTCATACGTTTATAATAATAATCAAAAGCAGCAACTTGAGTAGTAGTTTTTAACTTTTCAAGATATTCTGCTCCATGATTAGTTTTATATACAGCTAATTTAGTTGGACGCTGTTCAAGATAATCTTCAATAGTAGAGGAATCAATGGCGGCCGCTCCTAAAACATGAAGATTATATATACTACCAAAAATAATTTTATGGAACTCTTCAGTGAAATCTTGTTCAGAAAAATGGTAATTTTCATTATCTAATAAGGCAGGATTCTGATAAATACCACCAATTACTTGTACTATAGCACCAATATCTATATATCGACCCATATTAATCCTCCCCTAAATCAAATAAACGCGGCGGTTGTACATAAGTTCTAGGTGATTGAATAATCACAGTTGTAGTCTCAAGATTATATGGAGCTGCGCCCGCATTTTGTTGTTGCTTTTGGTATAAATCAAAATAATATTTATAAGCTTGTTCATAAATATATGGTAGTATTCCTACAGCCCCATTAGCTTTTTCTTTTGAGCCGCTATTAATTTCATAATACCATTTTAAAGCTTTATACATTCCACTATAAGTAAAATGATATTTGGTTTTATATGATTCTAATTGTTTTTGTGTTTTGACAAATTCAAAGTCGTCTCCCAAAAGTTGGTGCATATAAGCAATTAAATTATCCCAGTCTTCTTGCTCTTGAAGTTCAGCTTTATCTTGCTTTTCATAACAAGCCTGATGTGCATATCTTTTATTAAGTTTTACAAATTTGATATGTGGATCGTTACGGTCAAAATATTCTCCACAAAATTTACATTTAACCATAGCTTTTGCTGCCATAATATCACCTACTTTATATTATATTATACCAAAATATAATAAAAAAGTCAAGATTTAATATCTTGACTTTAAAGTTTTATTTATTTGCAATTAGTTCTTTCAAATCATCTACGATAAGAGAAAGAGCTTCTGTTTGTTCTCGGCTCATGTTACCTACTTTATTACCTTTGCCGAGATATCTGTCTGTAATCTGTTGAATCCGAGGACTCCAGTAAGAACCCATTTCTTCATCAGTAGCACTTTTAATAATTTGTTGAATTAAATCATTGAATTGCTTCATCAAATCATCAAAATCGAGTGCTTCTGAAGCAATATGAATATTTTCACGTTTATCAGTGAAAAGCTCAGCTCCATCTTCAGCCATTTGCTGATCAATAGCGTCTGCAATAGCGTTAACAAGATTTTGATATGTAAAATCAATTACGTCAGGGGTGTATTTAAAGCGGGAACCTGCTTCATAACGAGGCGTACCACGCATAAATAATTTTGTTACAAGATTACCATTAGCATCTTCCACTGCGCGGGAATAGCCTATGATATCACACATTCTAGCACAAATATTATTTGCACGCTTGTCTAATGTAGGAACAATCTTATTATACTGCTGCTTAGATTCATCTGTAAAGACCTTATCGGTATCATGGGAAATAATAACAAGACCATAGTTCATTTGGACAATAGAACGAAGAGCTTCATCAAACTCTTTCTCAATCATTCCATATCCTTTTCCGTAAGGAATATCTGAAACAGAATCTGCATTATTATTTGCACACACATATTTTGTACAAAGATCATAAGCAATATCGGCTGTATCAACTATAATTGTTTCATACATAGTTTGGGCTTTAGGGTCTTTCAACTGGCGCAAAGTGCGTTTAAAATCAGACCAAGATTCAAGCGGGAGTGCCATAACTCCAGGAATTGCAGCGTAGCCTTTTTCAAATGCAAGGAGTAGAGCTTTAGGAAATTTGGCGGCTATCGTAGTTTTGCCAGTTTTCCAACCTCCATAAAGAAACACAGAATAACCTCTAAGATCGCGGGAGACTTGATGCGGTTGAATATTAAAAATATCAATATTTGCCATTTTTACTCTCCTTTAGGTAGAACTAAGTTAGGTTGATACCTAACTTAGAACTTAAACCCACCACTGGGGATGGCTGCCGCCGGAGCAGGAGCTGCCGCAAATGTTGTACCAGAGGTTTTATTTGCGTTTGCATAATACTCAACGCTTCTCTGCTTAACCTCAGCCAACATAACATTGCGGTTTTCCATGCCTTTTGTGATATCCTCTGCAGTGAGGATGTCAGGATTACCAAAATCATATGGAAGTTTATTGGCTGTATCAACAACCCATTCTCTAACTCTACGCTCTGTTACATCTACTGCATCTTCACCGAATGCAGATTCAACAGTTTTTTCAATTTTAACTGTACGATTTTCAATATGACCTCTAACACCAGTGTACATTGGATTGCTAGGATCAATTCCTGCATTCTCGAAATATTTCATACCTTCTGGCTTTTTAATTACAAAAGTAATAGGAAGAATATCATTTCGATAATTGAAGATACATCCTTTAAGCTGAAGATAATCCTGCATAATTCCACGTTCTTCATTTGCATCGACATGAATTACGTTAGTAATCAACATATCTGCTTGAAAAGAACAACGTGTGGAGCCTTCCTCTTTCAGATCTGCAGGACCACGCAGGATTGTCACGAAACCGCCCTCATGGCGTGGGGTGCTAACCAATTCATCCTGTCCCTGGGGATAAAAATCATTCAGAGCAATACTCGGAGTAAGTCTAACACAAGTTGCATTTTCGATACCATCATTCATAATGGTTTTGCCATTATCAATAATCTGTTTCAGAGCATTATAGGATACATTTCCCTTACCCTGTTTAGTAGTGGCAGTTACATAAGAATAATGCACCTGAATAACATTCAAGCCTGCATCATCTGTTGCAACATCGATTGTGCCATTAATAAATTCTTTACCATAGTTTTCGCTATTTTTATTTTCAACTGTTCTGATAGCGAGATCATGAGTATAAATCCGGCCCTCGATAACTTCAGTATTAGTATTTTTTCTTGCCATAAATAGTAGTCTCCTTAGTAGTTTATATAAATATTATATCATTTATTTTCTATATTGTCAAGATCTAGGGCGAGCCCCTTCTCTGTTATTTTATATGAGATAGGTGTTGAAGAACCAATTTTTTCTACAAAACCATCATTTAGAAGTTTTCGCATAGTGCCAGAAATAGATCTAGTATTCATATTAATATTTTCAGATAACATTTTTGCTGTGAAAATATAATCTTTATCTTGATTCTGTAGAAGTTTTAGCACTTCTGCGCCTTTTTTCGTTAGCAACTTTTCTTCTTTCAATCCATTAAAAAATTGCATAGCTTCATCGCTTAACGGGTTAGTAGTAATTAAATTAGAAATCTCTGAAATAAATTTTTCTTTAGCAGTCATAATAGTAATTCCTTTTCTTATTTTGTATATATATTATATCATAAAAAAGAAAATTTGTCAATTACTCATCTTTGAGACATAAATTCAATAAAACGCCCGCCAAGAGAGCTAAAGCTGTACCACTAATTGAAAAGTCTCCAGATCCTAAAACAACTCCACTAATACCAAGAGATAACACGACAGAACAAATAATTAAATTTTTCTGAACATTTAAATCTACTTGCTTTAACATTTTAATACCACTGGAACTAATAAATCCATAAAGCACGCAAGCGGTACCGCCGCCAATTACACAACTAGGAATTGAAGAGATAAAAGCTTGTATTGGTTCAAGGAATCCAAGCAAAATCATCATAATGGCTGCAGTAACCGTAGTTTTTACAGATGCGCATTTACTGAAGCCTACTGCTGCGACACCTTCGCCATATGAGCAGGCGCCAAGTCCACCAAAATATGATGTCATAATATTTGCTAAACCTTCACCTACAAAAATTCTACCTAAACCTGGAGTTTTATATAGGTCTTCGCCGACAATATTACCTAATGCTGCGTGATCACTTAAGCATTCACAAATAGCACTAACTGTAAAAGCTATATAAATTACAATAATTGGTATTAATGTCTTAAAAGATATTGGTTGCCATTTAGTAAAAGCTAAAACAGGGAGTTTAATTAAACTAATATTATTAAATTTACTAAAATCTACCAAACCAAAAGGAATAGCCACCAAATAACCAACCAATGTTCCAATCAGGAATGGGAACATGGAAAGCGCACCTTTAAGATAATGGCTTGCTAAAGCTATTGCTAATACTGTAATTAAAGCAATAAATATACCTACATTACCTGTATCCCCAATATATCCCGGAATAAATCCCATTAAATTTATACCAATTACAATAGTTACAGAACCAATTAAAACCTTTGGCATAAACTTATAAAGATTATCAATAGAAAAGGTAGAAAATAAAAGACCAAATAAACTATATACTAATGCAGTAACCAAACCACCAACTGCGACCGCCGTATATCCTCCTGCGGCAAGTGCTGCAAGAACAGGAGCAACAAAAGCCCCGCTATTAGAAATAAACATTGGTGATTTAAATTTAGTCATTAAGCTGTAAACAAGTGTGGCGGCGCCTGCGCCAATAAAAGCGCCAGATAATTCGACTTCACAAATTTGAGCAATTAAAGCAGTAGCAGTGAAAACACTTAATAAAATTTGTAAACTAAAAAGTAATAATTTTCCAATTGGAGGAGTATCATCAATTTTATAAACCATAATTATTTAAACTTCCTTATATTTTCAATAACATCATCAATATTATCAACAAGTACGCCTGCTTGTTTAATAAGACCTGTTACATAAAGATTTTGATAGGAGTATTGTTGTTCACCGAGAGAGGCGCGGCCGCCCGCATCTTTAGCATCGCTATGAGTGTTATAGCATTGCCGCGTGTCAGTACAAATTCCAATAATTAATTTATGATCACCGCGTTCAATTTTTTCATGAAATTTACCAATCTCTGCGCAGGTTCCAGAAGGAAGAACATCACCATCAATACAAGCAATTAAAATATCTGTATTATTTAAACGAACATTATCTCCATTTGCGATCTCTTGAGAACCAGCAAATTTTTTCTTACCTTCAACACCATTAATTTCAGTGTTTTCTACAGGACTATATACATAAGCATCTGGAAATGCTTCACGAATTTTATTAGCCCATTCGATATTTCTTAAATAATCGCCATAAAAGAAAATAGGTCCAGCTAAATAAATATTCACAGTCTAACATCACTCCAATAAAGTATATTTTTATTTAACATTTCTGCAAACTCAATTTCTCGTTTAGTAGATTTTCCAATATAATGATCTTGATCTATAACATAAATAAGATCAGCATCTTTAATTTTCATCCGATGAACTAAATCCAATAAATTTTTTTCTTCATCGGTAATTGGAGTTACTTCATCTGCATGATGAAAAATACAAGGCATAGTAACAATTGCGCCTTTTAGAGTTAGTTCTTGTGCTACTTTTATAAAAGTTTCTTTAAATTTTGTACTGCCGCATAAACAAATTTTTGCTCCAAAATATGGGGATGCGAGAATATCTTCCATAATTACTCCTCTTTAAGAATACAATTTTTTTCAACATGTTTTGCATTTAAAGATTCTATAATTTTATATCCTTCCCAAGGATATACTCTATCTTCATCTGGGGAAATAAGTCCTCTTATATCATAATAGTAGTCATCAATTTTAGTAAAAAAATGATTTGCTACAGGATCATAATAAATAATTCCATTAAATCGCTCTTCAAGATTCTTTGCAAACCAATAACAATTACCATGAAGAAAAGAATCTTCTAATTCTTTTGGGTTACGTTCTTTAAAAGCGTTAATAAAATGAAGGACTGTTACCATATCGGTCATTCTTGTCATTTATTACCCTCATTTCCATTAAAACCAAATTCTTTTGCCTGATAAAGTTGAATAAAGTATCGTTCTTTAGCATCTAAATCTTCTCTTGAACACTCTTCTAGTAATTCAAAAGTAAAATTTTCTAATCCATCTTCTTGCATGGCTTTATATAATTTATTTCCTGGTGGAGTGTCAATACCTAGTCCACATTTACAGTGGTCATTCCAACGTTTATAAATATCAACACTTTGCCCTATATAACAAGCATTAGTTAAAATATCTGTAATTTTATAGATCCCGCATTTAGTTTTCTCTTGTAGAATAATAGGAAATTTATTTTTGGCTAATGGTTGCCAATAGGTTTGCCAGATAAGCATAGATAAAATTCTAGGTTTATGCAGAGATTTTTTTACTCGCTCTAAAGCTTGAATATCATCTAAATCTGAATCAGAGGGAATTAATCTGTATGCGTCTTTATTTTCTTTTATTTCATGTTCTTTTAATAAAGCTTGTTGTGCGGCCGCCCTAGTTTGTGCTATGGAATTTAGTTTTTCTTGCTCTATGTTAACTGCTTTTTTAAGATTATCAATTTTATCTTGATAATCATTATCTGCTTGTTCATAAGCTTGGTCAAGAGTATCACAATAAGATTCAAAAGCTTGATTAACTAGAGTTCGTTGTGCGTTTGAAGTGGCGGCGACCGTATCTTTTAATCTTTTTAATTCTTCCTGTTGAGCATCTATATTGCCTTGCAATCTATTGTTCATTTGAAAGAGTTCGTCTTTTTCTTTTTGTAGTGTTGAAGTAGCTAATTCTAAATCATGTTGTTCTGATTTTAAAATTGCATTTCTTTTTTCAACTTGAGTATTGATTTTGTGCCGTGAAATAAAAGCATAAAGACATAGAATAAATAGAATTCCTATAATAATAATTTTTATATCCATAGTCTTTATATAGAAAAATGGGGTTGGGCAATAACCCAACCCAATTTGTTAAATCTCTATATTACTCTGCGGGAGCAGAAGGATCAAAAACTCTGCCTTCATCAGTCAGCTTAATAAGCTTAACCTTCTCATGAGTGCCATCAGCAAGCTCCATCTCAGCCTCGACACGCTCTGTCAGACCCTTGCGCTGGAAGGAAGTAATAGAACCATTAACAGACTTAACATTGCGACCAAGTGCTTCAGCGATATCCTTTGCAGTAAAATCCTCGCCATCATGCTTTTTAATATAATCAAAAATTTCAACAGTTTCCGGTTTCATAGCCATAATAATTTTTTCTCCTTAAAATAAATCAATAAATAAAATAATAATAAATTTAATATTGGGCGAGATTATTACCACCCTTTATTATATACAAATTATATCAAAAAATTTCTTTATTGTCAATATACTCTGTAATCTTAATTAAATCATTAAGTGGTATAGTCTGCATATAATTTTGAATTTTTTCTTCGTTTAATTCAATATCTTTGCCCAATTCTATCTCGCGCTCAGCATTTATAATTTTCTGAGCAATAATTTTGAGTTCTTGCTTTCTCATCTTGTGAATATATTATATCAAAAAATTTTCTATTTATCAAGTAGTTCCGCAATCAAAGCAGCGAAATCTTTTTCAGATAAAATTGGAATACCGAGTTTTTTAGCGGTTACATTTTTTTGCGTAGTAGATTCTGTGTCATTGTTAATAAGATAATTTGTTTTACTTGTTACGCTGCCAGTGACCTTTCCACCAAGCGACTCTATATATTCTTTTAATGCGTCTCTATTTTTCCATTGAGTCACTTTACCTGTGATACAAAACTGCAATCCATCTAGGCCAGTTTGTGCGGGGGCAGCTGCCGCCGCATAATTTAAATATTTTACCACTTTATCCATAATAGTAAAATTATAATTATGAATATTTTTATCCATTACATAACCAAAATCAGGTAAATGACTAAAATCAACATTTTGATCTATTGCTTCTCGAAACGCTTCCCATATCTTATAATAATTAGCAATAGTTTTAGAAGCTGTTATTCCAATTTCTGGAATACCTGCCGCAGCGATAATTCTCCACAATTCTGTATTTCTACTATTTTCTATTGAATTTAAAATTTTATCTACTGAAGCAACACCAAATCCAGGTTTTTTAATCCATTCATTTCTGTGATCCTTAAGAGTAAATATGTTATCAAAATCTTGCAGCCATTCCCAATCTAACAATTTCTCTAAGGTGGCTTTAGATAATCCTTTGATATCTAGCCCTTTTTTCCCGCAAAAATGTTCAAATTGATTAATAATTTTACCATCGCAATTAGGATTGGTACAATAGCAAATAG